GCCCACAGTGGGCAAGCCCAGATGGTCTAAATATATGTCCAGCCGCACGCCCTCATCGCTGGCGATTTCTTCACGCAGTTGATCCATATTCATTTTCTCATCTCCAAAACAACAGCCAGCGTTTTAGCCCAGCTATCGCGTTCCGCATCTTCTGTGAAGCGCGTTGGCGACAAGCGCATACTGTATTGCCGTACTGACGTAACCGGCAGGAACAAGCACCTTCTGGCATCGGGTGAAACAAGGCACAAAACATCATAATCTTCTTTCGTTGGCAAATGTTTCGCTTTGCAACCGTGACCCATTTGGAAATGGTGACGCGGAGATCGACCATCTTTATTACCCAATAAACTAGCAGTCTTGACTTGTATGCGTAAAAAAGTCTGATCAAGGAATGCCAGCACATCAATTCTATCCATCGGGCAATGCGTTGCTTTCCAGCCCATAGACAATATCGAACACAAAGCAATATGTTCCCCCATCAATCCCGTTGTGGTGGCACTATTTAACAATAGCAGATGCCGCCTCTATCATTATAGCCAAAAACAGCCCAATGATAACCACAATGCAACCAATAACAATAGCCCCAAATTTTAGATTTTCTAGCATCTCTTGTTGGCGTTGTTGTTCAATCTTTCTGGCTTTGGCACGCGCTTCTTTAGCTTCTTGGATGCGTTTTTGCCGTTCTGCTAATATCGCAGCCCAAGTGCCGCTGCCAAAACGGAAGTCAACCATTCGCGCAACTTCGGCAAGCTGTTCTGCCGCAAGCTTCGCATCAATCATTTCTTTAGCCACAGACTGCACGCCAAACTGATCGGCTATCCCAACACCGGATTTACGGTTGCTGGCTTCCTGCACCTGTTTTTGGCCGGTAAACAGGGCATCTATCTGACCGGCGATCTCGCCAATATCTTTAGCGGTGTTTATGTTTTGCTTGATAAAATCAACGCTGGCTTTGACTAAACTGATGCCAGCAAGTGCCGCTGTGACTGGTTCCAAGACAATTGACCTTCCGCAAGTCGCTGACACCGCCACTTCATCGGCATCAAATTAACAAGCTCCCCAACGTCCTTTGCCATAGTCATTGCGCGAGACCGGCAAGCTTCCCGCGTTTCACTGTAGATAATCGAATGAAATTCTATGCAATCAGTCGGTGCGCCAATAACGCAAGCCAGAACGATTGCCTTAAACATCGTCTTTTCGACCAGTTAAAAACTTAACTGTGTCGGTTTCCCAGATACGGATCAGCACCCAGACGCCCGTTGCAATAGCCACAATGTCCGGTGCCATACCGATCCACGCAGCAAATGTGCCTGTCCCAGCGGCAACATCAATTATGACCTTGTTTTCTTCGTTCATTATTCGCCGCCTTCAACCACCGGAGCCATCTCAGCCGCTTGTGCCGCCAGATGCGCCGCATAAGCATCCTTCACAGCCTGTGTATGTACCGCCGCACAGATGGCTTGCACCTCTGCGCTTTCGCCAGTGATGTCAGCGTCAGGTGATACAACGTGCCGTGAGAACGCACGGCTAATCTCAACGTCATCACGCTTGATGACTGTTGCGGTGCGAACTTGAACGTGCTTGTAATCACCCACGATTTCGATTTTGTCTTGGATTGTTTCTTCTGTTAGTGTTGCCATTTTTATCTCCTTTGGCTGGGCTGTCAGACCCCTATGGTGTGGGGTTATGCTGTTTCGTAAGTTAATGTGACAATGAATTGCGCCGAAGCACTGGTTAAGTGTGCGTGTTGTATTTGACTGTAATTTGCGTTATTTGCAGTTTTGAAAAGTAGCAGAGTGCTGCTAGATGGCCCAACGTATGCTAAATATGCGTCACCACTAATCGTATTAGCAAACTTTCCTAAAATACCTTGAACAGCCTGATTATTTGAAGATGACGCATAAGGTAAACCAGTAAAACTAACTGCTGAAGCAGTGCTTAAATCGCTAAAATCTTCGACATAAAACCTTACTGTTACTTGATTACCAATTTTTGTATATCTATTACCCAAAACACTAGCTGTCCCTATTGATGATGATAAACTAAGTGCGCCTTCCTCATAATCATCTAGCGCATTTGCTGCTGCGGTGTCGCCGTTAAACTTCAACCCATCAGCGTCAAGTCTGGCGTACTCTTTGTCAAAGCCTTCAAAGGCCAGATAGCCGTTTGCATTACCAGCGGTCACAAAACTCTGTATCTTTGTGCCGTTTGAAGTGTTGCCGTTTGCAATATTTAGCAAACCATTGGATGTAAGAATAGAAAGTTTTTGAGAAGGGCTAGTACCAATGCCCACGTTGCCGGTTGCCAAATCGGTCGTGATTGTGCTGATCCACGCAGTATTGCCGCTATTTCTGACCTTCCAAGTGCCTGTTGTGGTATCAAACCAAAGCTGATAGGCGTATGGCGTTGTCGGGGCAGATGAACCCGCACTCATCGTTGCAGCCGCAACTAACGCATCATTCAGATCAGCCCGAAAGCTGGGAAAAGTCTGGTTGGCAATGTTAAAATCGTGTTGTGACATTTAGAACCCCGTTGCAACGTAATCAAACAAACGATCAACCGCTGCGTTGCTGCTATTGTAAAACGTGATCGTGAACCCAGATGCCGACTTGCTAGTTATAGCATAATAATCGCCAGATTGCATATCCCCGACCGAAATTGACACTGCGTTCAGTGCCTTGAATGGCGTGGTGAAGGTCACAACCTTTGATCCTGCGCCGCTTTGAATATCGTTATCGCTTTGCGTTCTGGTCGGCAAACGCATCTCTGCGGTCAATTCCTCGATAGCCGGTGTTTCTGCGCTGTCAGTGCTTGTTAGAACCGCCCTAAAGCGCAACGCCCTTGCTGTATAGGTGCCGACCACAAACTGCCGGTAAGCTGTCCACGTTGGCGATCCAGTCGGGTCATCTTGCGTGGTGCTAACGAACAGATCAACGTCAGTCGCGCCGCTTGCCGGTGTGCCGGTGTGCATAGATAATTGTGACACTTTCAAGATTGCACTGGCTTGTGCCGTAAATACCGCGCCAAGGTTAATGATGTTCGCAAAATCATATGTGCCGCTGCTTGCAACAAAACCAGAACCAGAACCACCACCAAACAAACCGGTCGCATCGTCAAAATTACCGGCAACGCTATCAAACAGGTTAGTCGTATCAAGCCGCAGAATATCATCGATCACAACGCAATCTGTCTTTGTGCCAAGAAAATCAGAATGTTCTGATACGGTATCGCTTAGATTTAAGTCGTCAATTTGATCGACCAGTGCAACGCTGCTTGCTGCATTTGCGCTTTGAAAACCAAACTTATTGACTGCTTTAACAAAATATGTGCCGGTTTTAGCTGGCGCAATTACAGTATTTGTTGGCCTTGGCACTTTTTTAACAATAGTTTGTGCGTTGTTGTATGTCGCGCCAATGGTCAATGGCGAATGCCGAATAACGTAGTGCGATAAATCTGCATCAGTGCTAGCTGTCCAGCTTAAATCAGCACTTGCGCCAACAATATTGACACTGAAATTAGTTACATCGCTTGCCGCCGCTGATTGCCCGACAATGGTGTGATTTAGCGTGGCAAATGCAGATTTAACGCCAAGACTGCTAATTGATCTTGCGCGGATGTTATAAAGGCCACCAGCTTGTACATTGACAAGCGTGAAACGATTGCCGCTGCCTATGCCCAGAGATTTATAAACTGTTTCTGTTGATAGCTTTGCTTGCACTTCAAACTGATCGGCATAAACGCTTGTGCTTTCCACATTAGCAACCAAAACAGATATTGCTTGCTGGTTAAATAAATCTAATTCATCAAAAGCTGTTAAAGTTGGAGCCGGTACGGAAAACGGATTAGGCAAGTTTGTGTTGTCAAGTTCAAAAAATTTCTCAAAACCAGTAAGCCAAGTATAAACAGCCGAATTTGTCTCACGCAAAAACAAGCTGACATTCATCACTGGCATACCATTGTCATCATCGCTAACTGAAAACGACCATTCTGCAACTTCAAAAACCTTCCCAACAAATCCAAGGCGGCTGTTTGAAATCTGCACGCTGTCACCAACAGAAACATCAAATGCCTTCATTGTGAATGTTGCTGACATTGTAATTTGCTGCCGATTGCGATAAAGCGCAATTCTTGCCAGCCTTTGCGCCATTGTGTGACTTGTCGTGTAAGGTAAATCGTAATCAAGGAATTTACGCAACCCGCCATCATCTGTTTCAAATGATGAAACAGTCAGTGCCGGATAATCTGTTGGCACATAATTTGTCGTGGGTGGCGAAAAGACGCCTTTGACAGCGTTATAATTATCACGCTTGCTGCGCTTTGTTGAAATTGTTATCGGGCTAGTTACATCATCTTCATAAAATACGATCGTTGACAACCTATATTCCGCAATTTTCAATGTAAATTTGCCATTAACATATGACACTGTGCCACCGCAGCTTGTAACCATTTCTTCCAAAATGCGTTTTGGCGCGTTGCTAGTTGCCAAGGTGCCGTGTATTTCATAACGGTTTTCTGTGCCGCCAGCGGCAAGCGGTATACTAGCTTCGCAACCATTTGCCGCAGCGATAAAATCTGTATCGTTTATCTCTGCCGCATCGCAACCTAATCCATAGGATGTATCTGTTAAATAATCGCGGATTGCTAATGCTGGGTTTGATGAATAAACAGTGGTTGTTGTGCGTGGATCATATAGTTTTTTGCCGCGTATCTTTGCGCTGAAATTCGGGATGCCGGTAGGGAACACATCATTGTCAAAGCGCAGTCGCACATACATATATGCAATGCCTTGCAGTCGGTGATTGCTAGTCCAGACCGCACTTTCAGAAACAAGGTCAGCATCTGCTGTTTGCGTAGTGCTGCCGGTGTGCAATTTAACGCGCACCTTGCCATCAAATCTTGAAGGGCTTGTTACGTTTCCGCTGCCATCAAGCGTCAAAGCCTCATCATTTAAATATATTGTCTGGAAACTGTCGATTTCGTGTGAAGCCAGCAAAATAACAAGATGCAAATATTCATCGCTATTAGTGCTTTCTATGTGCGCTAACACGCCAGATAATCTTGTTTCACCATAAACAAAACGGCGCGACACAATTGGCTGTTTGACCATTTGCGTGCGGTTTAATGCTTCCGATGAAAAATCAGAATATTGTGCCGGAGCTTGCGGGGCGGGTGCTAACGCATTGGCTGCACCAGACGCTGCGATTGTGGCTGCGGCCATCGCATAGTTGCCAGTTAAGGCATAAACACCCGCTGTTATTACAGTGATCGGGTCTTTAATTGCCTTTTTAACACCGCGAACGAAACTTGAAAACCAGCTCATTACTTTTTACCCCAAACGACTTGTTTGTCTTGTAAATCGGTTATGAACTCCAATCCTTTGTCATTTGGGTAATCAATTTTTTGATCTTCACTGGTGTATCTTCTGACCCGCGCCATTTCCAAGTCAACCAAACGGCTTTCGCAATCAATAACAACGGTCGCTGTCTCGCCGCTTTCTTGAATGCTCATTTGATCCATCTGCCCTTTGAAAACAACATATGGGTCATTGTTTATTGCGCCATTTGCATCTAACGTGCCAAAATAAAGCGTCATTGGTCTGCCTTGATAATTTTCTGTCAACGCAGCCGCGACTATCGATGATGGCAATCCAGACAAACCAACGCTGACATTTGTTGCGCGGATTTCGCTGGTTTCATCAATGTCACTGATTGACAGCATATTACCGCCGCCATCATAATCTTCGCCACCAAAAGTTAGCGTATCAAGGCCAGTCCATAGGCGCAGATCACCGCCATCAAAAGCAAAATGCACAGCAAAAAACGGCTTTAATGATGCCGCTGATAAACTGTTATTGAAATCTGTGCCTAATGATCTGGTCATAGCTTTTCAATCGCGCCAAATGTAATTTGATAAAAACCGGCATTATTGATCTGCCAGTCGGTTACCGGTGTTGATAAATGGAAAAGACCTTTGGCACTGCTAACAACAACGCTTGCGCCATCAGCCGGTGATGATCTTAAATCCGGCCAAATAGTCAACGTGGCTTGGCCGCTGGCGTTGCTATTAACATCATCTAGCACTTTATAAAGCCGCGCCGCAGCACCGCTGCCAAGCTGGACATAGTCACCGGCCTTTAAATAGCCCGTTGCAGACGCAGGAAGGCCATCAATGTTTAAATTGTTACCAGTCTGGCTTGCGCCATTAACAACCGGTGTGCCAGCCGCAGACGCCGCTGATCCGCGTGGCGTTGCGCCATTAGGATCACCCAGCAAGAATGATCCAACAGAACCGTAAAGCTTCATAAAAAACGCAATCCAAACTTCGGCATCATCTCGCTTCATTGGCGGTAATGAAATATCAGCTTCCCATCGCGCACCTTGAAATTGATATGTTTGCGTTGCCATTGTGAATGGCGATGACGTTTGACCAATAACATTACGCGCAATCAAGTTGACGCTAGAAACGCCTGTGTGCGTTGGAAATGTAAGCGGATAACTGATTGTCATAATTAACCCCCAAACGCACTAGCAAAAGAACCACCGCGCCGCTTGGCATCAAGAATTGCAGACTGCGATGCCGCTTGTATTTGCGGCAACATATTCATCACTTCGGTGCGTACTGTTTGAGAAACGCCAGCCGATAGGTTAATCGTTTGATTGACGATAACACTGCCGCCACCACCGCCATTAGGCACAATAGTACCAGAAACGCCATCCGGCACAAACAATTCTGCGCCGCGTTCCCCGACCACAGAAACCTTATTGCGTGGTGGCCTGCCGCCATTTGCAAAGAACCCGCCAAATGCGCGACCTATGCTTGCAAATATATTCCCGCCACTAGCCCCGCCCATACCGGCAGCGATTTGACCCGTGATGTTTTTCTGTATCGCTATTCTTGTAAGGTCGGCAACAATTGAACTTGCCATTGCCCGAAAAGCATCCTTTGCGCTAGATGTGCCTGTGGTAATCCCGACCAACGCATCTTCTAATGACTTGATCCCGCGCACCGCTGCACTTTCCATATTTTTTTGAACGTCTTTTGCACTATCAGCCAAATCCATCAATTGCTTGCGATAAGTCTTGCCGGTTTGGTTGCCTTGTTCCATATTCCCATTCAAAGAACCAACGGCATCAGATGTTCCTTTAACAGCTTGTCGCAGATCTTCAAACAAACTGACGTTTAATGTTTTATCTAGCCTGTCAAAACTGCGTGAAAACTTTGCAATACTATCAGCAAAATCCCTAGCAAACACCGATGACAAAACAGCCGCAGCATCAACCAATCCAAAAATAACGCGCTGTGATTGAACCGCAAAACGATAAATGGCTCTAGCTATGCTTTCAACCAGATTGATAACGCCAATAGCTAATTCTTTGGCAAACTTTTTGATCCCGCCAGCCGTTTCAATAGCTTTAACAAGTTTGTTTCGCATCAAATCAACGATGACGCGCAATGCTGGTGCTAACGCTGCAACCAATTGATCACGCACGCCGCCAAACATTGTTCCCAGCTTCATCATCGCGTCATTGGCTTCTTCAACGCCTTTGACCGCGCTTGATGACAGGATGAAGCCAAGCCCTTCAGCGTCTTGGAACATCTGTTGCAGGGCTGCGCTGCCGCCTTCTAGCGTGTTTACAAATGCCACGCCTTCACTGTCGAATAACTTAAACGCCAGACGCACCTTATCGCCGCTGCTTTGCACGTTATCAAACGCATCGGCCAGCGCAAGCATTTGCTTATCAAGTGGTTGTTTAGCTAGTTCTTTGGCATTTAGGCCAAGTTCTTTCAGCGCATCTTTAGCTTCGCCAGTGCCGTTTGCAGCCTCAGACAGCCGCCGCGTAAACCGCTGCACCGCCATATCGACTGTGCGCGTCTCAACGCCAGCCAAATTGGACGCATATCGCAGCTTTTGTAATGCTTGACTGGTGACGCCCAGCTTTTGCGCTGTCTTGCCCAGCGTGTCTATGCTTTGCAGTGATGACTTGACTAGCAAGCCAATACCAGCCGCACCAGCAACGGCAGTCAGACCGACCTTGAAGTTGAACAGTGCTTTGCGAACAAGCCCTAATGATTGGTTTAACTTGCGGAACGTGCCGCGAGTTAGGTCTTTCGCGGTGATGGTAAAATTAAGATTTTGATTTGCCATCTTCGATCACCTTGAAATATGCGAACCATTCGTTCAGTTCTGTCAGCGTCAATTCTTCAATTTCGGCTTGTGTCTTGTGAAGGCGATCCGCCAAGGCCAGCATATTCAGCCTCAACGGGTCGCCCTTTAGTTTTTTTCCGCATCCCCAACGCTTTCAACATCGCCAAACATCTGCCCAGCAATATCTGCAATCAAGGCCACGCTGTCACCCATAAGAAACATCTTATCTTCAAGGGTGAATAACCGCTTGCCATCAGCATCTTCAGCTTTGGTAATAATCAGATCAACCATTCCGCTGATCGTCATATTGTTTAGAAAGTCTTTGTGCTTT